CTACTATGTCAGGGGAAAACCCGCCGAATTGGTACCTTGCACTGGGCTTGGCAGGGGAAGCTGGGGAGGTCGCAGAAATCATTAAAAAGAATGAGCGACACGGTAAACCAATAAACCCAGAGCATTTGCGCGAAGAATTAGGGGACGTGCTCTGGTACCTTACCGTATTGGCAGAGGTAAACGGTTTGTCACTGGCAGAAATTGCAGTGGCAAATATCGATAAATTGAAGGCGCGGTACCCTCAGGGTTTCGTAAAGCGGGGAATTACTAATGCAGAGTGATACCGCAGAGGATTTTCTTAGGCGTAACAGTATCGACCATAAAAAGGTCGGTACGGAAATCGTTATGGATTGCCCAGAGTGCGGTAAGGAAAAACACTGCTATCTAAATGCGAAAACCTTTCAGTGGCATTGCAAAAGGTGTGATGCGAAAGGGAACGAATTAACCCTTAAGCGTGCGCTGGGGTTGGTATATGATGTACGTTCTGTTTCTGGTACCGACCCAGAAAGGGAAACCGTAGAGCGTATGGCTAGGGAAATGCGCTCTGTAATGGCTTCTAGTGACGTAGAGCGCTGGACCCTAGCCCTTACCTCTGCCCCCAGTGCCGAACGCGCTAGAAGGTACCTTGCAGAGCGTAGAATCACGTTAGAGGTAGCAGAGCGCTACCGCTTAGGGTGGTGCTCTAATGCAGACGGTACAACGGATTCTGATAGGCCACGTAGGGTAATGCCTGGAACGGTAGTAGAGCCTGCAACGGATAAACCCGGCTGGTTAGTTATCCCTGCCTTTACCCGCTGGCATAATGGCAGACCGGACCCTAACTCGGCAGCGGTGATTAAGCTGCGTTCTGTACCACCCTCAGAGAAATCCTTTAGGCGTCTGTTAGGTGGTGATTCGGTATTATTTGCCCCTAACGGAATCAATACCACTAAAACCCTGCTTATCGTAGGTGGTGAAATCGATGCATTATCGGTAATTGTAGCAGGTTTTGATAACGTTGTTTCTACTACTACAGGTGAAACAGGCTGGAGCGATAGCTGGACCGTACAGTTAGAGGCATGCGAGGATATTGTCGTTATTTACGATAATGATGAGGCAGGCCGAAAAGGTGCTATTAGTCTGGCAGAGAAATTAGGGAACCACCGTGTAAGGCTGGGCAATTGGCCAGATACGGTAAAGGATGCAAATGAGGCATTACAGGCGCTAGGTAATGCCTTTAACATAAAGGCCCTTATCGATGCTGCTAAACCGTCAGGTGGTGATTCGGTAGTGAGAATTACCGAATTAAGGGAAGCCTATAAGAAAAGCCTAAGGGGTACTAACCCCAGAGGTATATCTACAGGATGGACGGATTTAGACGTAGTAATGGGAGGCGTTAGAGATGGGGAAGTAACCCTGGTTACTGGGGACACTTCCAGCGGTAAATCTACCTTTGCTTCCCAGTGGGCTTTGCAAATGGCTACGCAGGGTATCAGAACCCTTGTATGCCCATTTGAAATGGGCGCTCAGAGGCAGCTGGATAAGTGGGTAAGGCAGTGGTCCCAGTCTGCCCCGGATAGCCTGAGTGACCAGAAATTAGACGTAACGCTAGATGCGCTGGAGCGCTTACCGGTATGGGTATTAACCCGCTATGGCAGTATCCGTATTGAACCAATGCGAAATACCCTGATTTACGCAATTCGGAAATTAGGTGTTAAATTCGTATTGGTGGACCATATCCATTTCATGGTGGATGAGGGTCCTAATGAGCGGTCGGATTTAGATGCGATGATGAAAATGCTGGCGGAAATAGCAGTGGATACAAAGGTCCATATTGTGGTGGTAGCACACCCCAGGCAGCATAGCAGTAGTGATGAAAAGCATAGGGATAACCGAATTATCCAGATGAGTGACCTAAAGGGTTCCTCTGGATTAAAGCAGTTAGCCGATAATATCATGTCAGTCTGGCGTCCCAGAAAGGCAGATAGAACAGGCGTAATGGCTAACGGTATCGGGGTTAGCAACGTTTACATGCTTAAGGCACGTTCTGATTTCGCAGTAGAGGGTAGCACAGCATTTAAGTTTATTATTGAGGCAGCACGATTTGAACCACCCGACCCTAGCATGGTGGCTATGTTTCAAGCTGCTATTAGCGGTGAAAAAGAGGAAATCGGACCTAAGAAAAAAACCACTAAGCCCGTCAAAAAACACTGGATAGAGACGGAGAGCGATAATGACTAATATTAAGCAAACCGCCCCAGAAACCCATTCAGCCGAAACCATCGTAAAAGAATTCGGCAGGTTTAGTGGTAGTGTTAACCCCAGAACCCTGTTTACCGATTTCTGCCAGCTTTATTCACTGGCTTTACAGAATTGCTTGGTAATGCCTGGTTCCCCAGTCTGGGAGCAGAACGAATCTGAATACCTTAGAACCATCCAGAAATACGATAAAGCCGACGCAGACCATTTTACTTATATCGTATCGATGCTGGTAAATGCCATGAATAATGCCCATAAAAGGAAGGGTGTTTACGATGACGTTCTGGGGTTGGTATTTGAGCAGCTGGATATGGGTAACGAAAGGCTAGGGCAATTCTTTACCCCTATGGAATTGTGTAACCTAATGGCTCAGATGGAAATGCGGCAGGTTAGGGAAATGCTGCAAAGCCAGCCCTATGTCACTATTGGGGAACCATGCGTAGGGGCAGGAAGGCAGATACTAGCGGCCGCTAACGTACTACTCACCGAGGGGTTTAACCCTGCCTTGCATATGGTGGCAGAGTGCTGGGACGTGGATTATTTATCGGTTAATATGTCGTATATCACGTTCACACTAGCCGATATTCCAGCGGTAATTGTGCATGGTAATGCGCTCAGTATGAAACAGATAAACCCCCCGATTAGGACGTATGCCTGGTACCGAGGTGGATTCCGTAGGGTAAAGCCAGAAACGAATACTGATATTGAGCCGGAAATATCAGCAATCGAACCAGTAAAACCGGCAGGTCAAATGCTGCTATTTTAGGTGATATTATGACGGACGATTTATTCGCTTATGTAATCGTAATTGGCATTGGTAGCTTTGCCTTAGGTATTCAGCTGGGTTGTATCTGGGCAGCACGTATTCTCAGGGCAGAATATGAACGTAACCCGCTCCCCTCTAATCGTTGCTATGATGAGGGTTATACCGATGGAAGTACTGGTAAGGCTAGAAGGTGGTACCGATGATTAAATATCTAGGTTCAAAGCGTACCCTGTTACCAACCATTATCGAAACCTTTAAGGGATTGATTCCTAACGGTACAGTAATCGATTTGTTTTCAGGTACCAGTCGGGTAGGTCATGCTGCTAAAGCGGCAGGTTATAGGGTTATTTCTAACGACCTTAATGCGTATGCAAAGCAGTTAGCGAATTGCTACGTGGTCGCAGATAGGGAAGATTGCGCCAATGACGCACTAAAGATTATTGCAGAGCTAAATCAATTACCTGGGCGCTATGGCTACTTCACTGAAACATTTTGCGAAAAGAGCCGATTTTTCCAGCCGAAAAATGGCGAGCGTATCGATGCTATCAGGGAGCGAATTAATCAGCTAAATCTGGACCCTGAAATCAGAGCGATAATTCTGGTTTCATTAATGGAAGCAGCCGACCGCGTAGATTCTACTACTGGCTTGCAAATGGCCTATTTAAAAAAATGGGCTGCAAGGTCAAATAACGACCTAAATTTACGATTGCCGAATATCCTGAATAGAGCAGCCTCTGGAAAGGGGGAAGCGTATCAGGCAGACGCGCTTGATATAGTCGATAATATCGATGGTGATATTTGTTATATCGACCCACCGTATAACCAGCATAACTATCTGGGTAACTACCATATCTGGGAGTCCCTGGTATTATGGGATAAGCCGGAAGTTTACGGTGTAGCCTGTAAGCGTATCGATGTTAAGGAAAGGTCCAGCGCTTTCAATAGGAAGCGCGAAGCCGAATCGGCTATGCGTAAGATTATTTCCTCTGCTAAATGCCGCCATTTAGTAATATCGTTTAATGACGAGGGGTATTTAACCCGTGGTCAAATCGAAGGGATGCTTTGTGAGCGTGGCGATTTTTTTGTCATTGAGCAGGATTTCAAGCGTTATGTAGGAGCGCAAATTGGAATCCATAATCCTAGCGGCGAAGTGGTAGGGGAGGTTAGTCACCTGAGAAATAAGGAATTATTGTTTGTGTCCAGCGATGGCAATACTCGCAGGTAAAATACATGAAAAATGAGGTGTTAAATGAGTTGGCTTTATTCGCAGGCGCTGGTGGCGGAATACTCGGCGGTAAATTGCTTGGCTGGCGAACAGTTTGCGCCGTCGAGCGAAACCCTTATGCCGCTGCAATATTGGCTCAAAGGCAAAATGACGGGATTTTACAACCTTTCCCTATCTGGGACGATGTTTGCACCTTTGACGGAAAACCATGGAAAGGAATTATTGACGTGGTTTCTGGGGGTTTTCCATGCCAGGATATATCCGTTGCAGGAACAGGAAAGGGATTATCAGGGGAGCGCTCAGGATTATGGTCAGAATTTGACCGCATCATTCGCGAAGTGGAACCCAGATTCGTTTTCGTGGAAAACTCCCCAGCCCTTACTTTTCGAGGAATTGATACCGTACTCGGTAATTTGGCCCAGATGGGGTATAATGCTGCATGGGGAGTGTTCGGAGCAAACGACGTGGGCGCCCCTCACAAAAGAGAAAGAATCTGGATTGTCGCAGAATTGGCCAACGCCTACCGTATGCGGAAACAACAATCGCAAAGGGGCAAGCGCGACAAGCGGGGATGGATTGGCAACGGTTGTGAAAAATCAGACATGGCCAACGCCGGTTGCGACGGAGGGGAAAGATTGCGGCTCTACATGGATAGCGTTAGCGCGAATAGACAAGGGGAGCCGAATTCAACGCAAAATGGCAACCCGTGGGCTAGCGGAGACCCGGCCGACAGAGAAAGCGGCGCTAAATCCTTTGTGGGTAGAGTGGCTAATGGGGTGGCCTATAGGGTGGACAGATTGCAATCCATTGGAAATGGGCAGGTTCCTAGCGTGGCAGCACTCGCATGGACCGAATTACACCGAAGGTTAAATAGCCATGAATAACGAACAATATTACCAGCTTTTCATGCAGCTGCTAAATAGCGGTAAAAGGTTTACCAGAGCAGACGCAGCTAAATTCATGGGCATTGGCGAAAAGCATGTAACCCGTATGGCAAAACGCTTAACCGAAGCGGGTTACGATATGGATGCATGGAACGCTAAAATGCGAGCCAATGTAGGCAATCTGAATAACCCGCCTGTAAAGGTAGAAAAGCAGAAAAAGCTTACTAACGAACGGTATTATGCAGCCTTAATGAAAGCGCTGGATAGCCCTGATTCCTACCGCATAAAGCACGTAGCAGGGGATATGCTGGGCTTGAGTACCAGAGAGGTTAGACGTGTAGCTAATCGGCTCAGGGAAGCCGGGTTTGATATGTCAGAATGGGATTACAAAATGCGCCTTAATCAGCGCAAAGCCTACCGGACTAATAAAGTAGCAGAGGAAAGGCATGCCAGGAATGTACCCCAGCCTGCAACCCCTCAGAACGAATCGGTGATATTGAATCGTGCTAAATGGTTAGCCGATATGCGCTCTGTAGCCGATAAGGCAGAACCCAGACGTGAGTTAGAAGCAATCTGGAAGGTAAACGGTAAAACCGTTCATAGCCGAATTACCATTATTCGGAGAGCGGGTTACGATATGTCATGGTGGGTACCCAGTCCGTCTAAAGGGTTTGGTAATGCAGACGCAGAATTAAGGGCACGTCTGGAAGGCGTAAAGGAAGCCAGAACGAAAAGGCAGGAAATAGCAGTTATTCAGGCTCAGAAATTAGAGCAGGAAATAACCGAATCGCCGGTAGCGCATAAATGGGTACCGAGGGTTGAATTGATAAAGGGCAGAATATGCTATGCAGAAATCCCCTATACGATTCATTCAATCGCAGAAATCGCAGGCGTATCAGTAAACCGTGCAAGGTTTATAGCCAGAGGGTTAGGGGTTCCGTTTAGTGCCTTTATGCTATCCAGAGAAATAGCACTAAAGGTTCTGGATTCACTGGGGTTCAACGTAAGTGAGGTAGCAGCATGAAATTGAAATTAAGGGAAGGCTGGGTAGCGGTAGAGAATAATACGCTGGTAACACGTTTCTGGGGTAAGACCTCAAACCCCACTAAATTCACTGTAGCAGAGTGGCATGATAAGCGTATTCTGGTTGACCCTAGAGGTACTGGGGAAACGGTATGGATATGCGATAATATCAAAATGGCGCATAAATCCCTTATGGATTTCGGGTTTGAATCCCCATGGGAGGCGGTATGAAATTGAAATTACGTAACGAATGGGCTTTGGTTACTGAGGATGGAATAACCTATCTGTATCCGCCTGGTAAGGATACATCCGGTGTTGAATGGTACGTTTATTACCTGAATAATCCAGACGGTAAAAAAGAGGTGGTGGCATACCCAAAGGGACTCATTCGCGCGAGTGATAGCGAATTTCTGATATTTAGTAGTATTCTGGAAGCGCATGAATTACTGATTAAGACAGGTAATAAATCCCCATGGGAGGTGGTAGAATGACGCTTGAACCCATATTTCCCTATTTCGGTGGTAAGCGTAGGGCGGCAGAGCAGGTATGGGAAAGCCTGGGCAGAGTGGATAGGTATATTGAACCATTTTTCGGTAGCGGGGCAGTATTACTGGGAAACCCTTACCCAGCTAAATCGGAGTTAATTAACGATATTAACCACCATGTAGCTAACCTATGGCGAGCGTTGCAGCATGAACCAGAAAAGGTATGGCAATTAGCTTCTGCCCCTTGCTCTGAAATAGAATTAAAGGCGCGAGCGAAATGGCTAAAAGAATGGGTGCCATACGATTTTAGTGATATGGGCGCTTATGATGCGTATGCAGCTGGGGTTTGGTTATGGGTTGTTTGTGTGACTATTTTGCCGGACGGGGAAGGGTTGCATCGTGGCGATCACGGAAAGGGCATAAAGGGATACGATTTTAATCGCGCATGGTTTGACGCCGTGTGTGACCGAATGGCACGGGTACAGGTGCTTTGCGGCGATTGGTCGCGTTGCGTGACCGATTCATCGATGTATTTATCGCGTTGCATTACCGGCGTGTTCTTCGACCCGCCCTACGGGGTAGGAAATGTGCATTACGATGATAATTCTGGAACGGCCGCTAAAGAGGTATGGGAATGGGCAATAAAAAACGGAAATAACCCCCGTCTGCGTATTGTAGTAGCTGGCTACGATGATGGTAGAGAATTGCCTAAAGGATGGACGGTAATAGAGCGTACAGAAAAGGGAGGATATGGTTTAAGAAATGCCGAAAATAAAAACCGGCATACGGAACGCCTATGGTGCTCCCCTCACTGCCAGCGTAATCAACCCTCACTATTCGAGTAAATATGGCTATATCCGAAAAAGTCCTACACGATTACGATTCTGGTAATAAAACCAGAAGGCCCATATTTACGGAAATTATCCCGTGGCGAATTCAGCCAGCGGTTAGAACCAATTACCGTGATTTCAGTAAACCAGCTAAAAGGTACCACGATTCTCAGGCTAAGGTTTACGATTTCATTTCCAGTCGTCTGGTAGGATATGGGTTTACCGAATCGATTTTTAAGCTGGGTATTCGGAAGCTATACCCGCTCAGGCTAGGCGTAGCAGTATTTATCAATCCCGGTAAATCAGGACCAGGCAAGGGTACAGTCCCTACCAATAAAGGCGATTGGGATAACTATTACAAAGCGGTCGCAGACTGCCTTGTGTACTACAAATTTCTGGACGGTGATAATGCCAACATCCTGAGGGGACCGGCAGAGGTGTACCTGCCCCAGTGGAATCCAGATAGCCCCTTAATCGAATCAGGCGTATATGCCTCTACAGCTTGCCCGTTAGGGGAAGCCACAGTCTTTACCCTCTGGAGAGACTAGAACGCACGTAAGGGGCATTTTTGAGCGTTCTAGCGCTATGCCTTAGGCTTGACAGAGGGGCAGAGCGTGCTACCTTATCCCTACCTGCGTTCTTCGTCCGTCCGTTGGTACCCCAGGCGCTACCGGTATTCCTCCCTATCGGTAGCGTTTGGCGTTTTTGGCTACTGCATTTCCACTTGCACGGGGTAAGGTTTCCGGTAATCTATCTGCATTACCGGTATTTCACCGGCAGATTACCGTGGAAAGGTGGAAATGGTAGCGCCTAAAATAGAGCTAATTAGAACAGATAAGCTTATACCCTATGCCAGAAATGCTAGGACCCATTCAGACGAACAGGTTTCCCAGATAGCAGGGAGCATAAAGGAATTCGGGTTTACCAACCCTGTTCTAATCGATGCCGATAATGGCATTATTGCTGGGCATGGTCGGGTAATGGCAGCAAGGGTATTAGGCTTGGCAGAAGTACCTTGCCTTAGGCTTGCCCATTTATCGGAAACCCAGAGGCGTGCTTATATTCTGGCAGATAACCGCATTGCCCTTAATTCAGGCTGGGATGAATCCATGCTAGCGCTGGAAATCATGGATTTGCAGCTGGATGATTTCGATATTGAATCACTGGGGTTTGACTCAGACGAAATCAGGAAATTGATTACCGAAGCAGAAAACCTGCCTACCGAGGGACTAACCGACCCAGAGGATATTCCAGATGAAATTGCAGAACC